GTGGACCAAAGCCAAGGAGGCCAAGCCGTGAAACAACCAAGCTACTGCTGTCAGAAGTGTGGGGAACTGATCGGTTGGATGGGACGTTTCATGTTTCCGTTTCTACACAAGTGTAAGAAGAAGGAGGCCAAGCCGTGAGCGACAAAAACATCTCCAATCTGGAGCAGGAGGTGCAGGAACTGAAGCGCCAGATCCAAACATTGACGTGGGACTTGGAGGCCAGTCGCAACAACTGCAGCCGAAAGAACGAACGCATCCGACACCTGATCCGGCTAGGGCTGGAAACAACCAGACCAGACGGGCTGGAACGCTGGCAGGAGGAGGAGGAATTGTGAACATGTCCGTTGCCTTCGTCTACAAGCACAGAATGACCAGCGAAGTGCTTGTGGTGGACATCGACCGCGCACGGGAACTCGATGCAGCCAGACAGTACTGGAAGCACGTTTCAACGGTCGATCCAATCGTCATCCTTCAACTCATCGTCAAATCCAACGGCCAGAAGCGGGCCAAGATCATCAGGGAACTCTCAGAGCAACCATGAAACTCAACGAACTACCACTCGATCACCCATCCAGAAACACCCCCATCAAAGACCTCGACGTCCTCATCGTCTGCGCCCACACAGGCGCAAAACGAAACCCTCGCACCTGGAAGATCAAAAACAACACCTACAACGAACTCAACTCGTCATGGCAGAACAACTTCTACTTCGTACTCCAAGAACCGACGCCTACGTCGAGTCCTGGCTCAAAGACCGAATAGCCCTCTGGCCAGACTTCGCCCGCCAACTCGAACGTGAACTCAACGCTCAAATCCATCGGACTCACCAAGGACCAGATCGCCAAGATGCTCGGAACCCAAGTGATGCCAGACCCACCGAAACCAAAACCACACATCTACCCAGGTCGCAAGATCGACCCGGCAATCACCAAGGCAATCCTCAATGACAAATCAGGGAGAACCGTCCGTGAACTCGCAAAGAAACACGACGTTTCAGTCTACTACGTCTGGTCACTCAAAAACAAACAACGAAACAAGTAATCAATGGAAAGAACTCTGTCACGAATTGGCCAACTGCTTGGGATGTGGATGCCAAAAGGAATCCGGCCTGTGCGTCCAATGCCACAAAGCCAACAAACGGTATCGAGCAATACTCACACCACTACAATGAAACTGCAATACGCAATCGAAAGGGTCTCGGAACTCCGAGCCAAAGGACTCACCCTCCAAGCCATCGGCCAACAACTCGGAGTCTCACGCCAACGAGTCCATCAGATCCTTCACGCACGGGAAATCCAATCCCAAATCGAATCCAAATGGACAAACGGGGCACCCAAACGATGCCTCAAGATCATCGAGTCTCTCAAACTCACCACCAAACAGGAGGTCGCAGAAGCCATCATCCTACAACAAATCTTCCCCAACATGACCAAAAACTTCGGCCTCCGATCCTACTTCGACCTCTGCGAGTGGGCCAATGTCCAGCCTCCCAGCGACCTCACCTACCCGAAACGATACAATGCAATCATCCACTCATGACCTCGTGAACGCGCTGAACATCATCTCAGCCGAAATCAATTCACCCGATGGAGTCCCAAACGCCGTCTGCGCCGAAGCCGCCCAACGCCTCATACACCTTGTCTCTCTCACGGTCCGCCTCTCCGAACACATTCTCAGCAACCCTGTCCATCACCATCGCTGCAACGCCGCCACCAAAGGGTCCTATTGCAACTGTGTCCTGGCGGAAATCAGCTCCCTACAAACCAAACCATGAAGACCCCACGACACCTCCAACCATGGTACAATACCCGCCTCCGTGACGCACGGAAACCAGAACCCATGACCGAGGCCGAACGCCTCGCAGCCTCCGAAGAAAACCGACGCATCCTCGCCAACTCAGCCGAGATCGTCGCCGCAGGAATCAGACGAGGCTGGATCTCACACGCGGTCCGAAAGCAACCTATCCCGACATGGATCCCATCGAATACACCAACCGATCAAACCCCTCCGTCGTCGTTCATCTGATTGGCCAAGCACAGTTCCGACTCGGAGAGATGAAGTCACCAGTCGTCATCTACAGACGCGGAGACAACATCTACGTCCGACTCGCCTCAGAGTTCCACACAAAGTTCCAGCAACGAAATGAACCCACTCCAACGCGCAGCAGCATGGCTCAGTAAAGTACCACCAGCAGTCAGCGGCCAGAACGGCCACTCAACCACCTACACCGCAGCCGTGGGCCTCGTCCACGGCTTCGGCCTGTCCGAGGGGGACGCTCTCAGCCTCCTCTCGGACTGGAACCGCTCCTGCCAGCCACCCTGGAGCGACCGCGAACTCATCCACAAGATCCGCGACGCCGCCTCCAAGCCCCACGACAAACCAGCCGGCCACCTCCTCCATGCATCCGGCAGCCCTCAACACGACCTCACACGAGTCGTGTTCAAGCGACCAACAACCACACCCAATCCCACAGACTCACAGTTCAAACGATTCCTCGAAGCCGCCTTCGCTCCCACCGAGGTCGTCTGCATCTGCGAACAAGTCGAGGACGGCAAACCAAACACCAGCGGATCCTTCCTTCCAGTAGAGGAATGGATCAAACGCTTCGATACCCCAGACTCCATCCTCCTCCGAAAGGACCGCCTCGATGGCGTCTTCGTCCGCATCAACCCATTCAAGCCAAACCTCTACAGCGGCAGCGACAACGACGTAGCCGCCTATCGCCACGTCCTCGTCGAGTTCGATGAACTCCCCAAGCCCGAACAGGAACAACGCCTCCGATCCTCCGGCCTACCCATCAGCGTCCTCATCGATTCCGGCGGCAAAAGCATCCACGCATGGGTCCGCGTAGACGCATCCTCCCGCAAGGAATGGGACGCCCGCCGCGACGAAATCTACAAGGCCCTCGCCGGCGTCGATCCAAAGAACAAGAACCCATCCCGCTTCTCACGCCTCCCCGGCGCATGGCGCGGCGAATCCCAACAGAAACTGTTGGCCACCAACCTGGGCGCAGACTCATGGGAAGATTGGCTCACCAACCGCGAGAGCGAGGAAGACCAAGCCACCATCGTCTCAGTCCGAGACCTCATCTACTTCGACCCTGCCAACGATCCAGACAACCTCATCGGCAACCGCTGGCTCACCCGAGGATCCTCCATGATCGTGTCCGGCGGCACCGGCATCGGGAAATCCTCCCTGATGATGCAGATCGTCATCCGCTGGGCTCTCGGCCTCGACTTCTTCGGCATCACCCCAGTCCGACCACTCAAGATCGGCGTCGTCCAAGCAGAGAACGACAAGGGCGACCTCGCAGAAGCGTTCCAAGGGGTCGCACACGGGCTTTCAACGACCACCGAGGACATGAAGCGGTTACAGGCTCAGCTTGAGTTCCGCACCGAATCCGTCCGCACCGGCGACTCCTTCCTCGCCTACGCCCGCCGCTTCATCCATCGCTCCAAACTCGATGTCATCGTAGCCGATCCACTCTTCTCCTACTTCGGCGGCGACCTCAGCGACCAAGGCGAGGTCAGCGTGTTCCTACGCAACAAGCTCCAGCCCATCCTTCACGAGACCAAGGTCGTCTGGATCTGGATGCACCACATCTCCAAACCCCAACGCAAGGACGGCGAACCACTCACCACCATGGAACTGGCCCACGCAGGATTCGGATCCTCCGAACTCGCCAACTGGGCGCGAGAGATCGCCGTACTCCATGAAGTAGGCCAGTCCAAGCCCAGACGCTTCCAGCTCGCCTTCTGCAAACGCGGATCACGCCTCCCAGCCAACAACCTCAACCTCCAACACGCAGCCTCAGGCATCAAATGGGAACAATGGAACCCCATGGTCATGACCGGCGCACAACTCAAAGAGAAGAAACCGTATGCCAATAAGCCGAAGCGGAGGGACATGATATGACATACAGAGATAGGTTCGGATCAATGCCCAAGCTCAAGCATGATAAGGATGCTGCGAAGAGCGAAGTGATCAATCACATAGCGGGAGCGATGCAATGTGATACAGAGCGGGCCAGTCGTGTGTTCAATGAACTCCGCAAGCGAGGGATCATTGTATTCGACCGCATCGACCGGGCATGGCACGGCACCGACAACCGCTCAATCCGGTACACCGATTCCGAACGCATCGAGAGGCTGGAGATCCGGCTCGAAACCCTGGAAACCAAGCACCGCCGCCTGCTCGCCGCCTACCGGGCCCACATCCAACTAGGGGGGTCTCCTTAGGGGGGGTCTCAGGGGCCAATGGGGCACCCCTAATTGGACAC